CTTCCGGAATGGCGATGGCGCTTTATCAGCCGAACACATCAGGCGAGGTGGCAATAACATATGACGTGCGAGTGGGCGAAGAACTGACCGGAACAACTACGCTGAACCTAGCCAGCGGCTCGGTGACGGCTTTCAATTATGTTCCCGGACCATTCAATCGGAGACAAGTCACTACGGCTGCATTCGCTCAAAAGTTCCTTACCAATCGACCAAGATACGCCACTGCCAAGCTAGGGGAAAAGATACTCGTTCCATTTAAGGGAACTGGAACGCATCGCTTTTTTATCAATACCTATAACTACGGAAATTCGCTGATCGCGAACAGCGAAGCGACAGCCACTACAAACATAACCACCGGATATCTGCAAATGGACATCGGTTCGGCAGCGGTCAATTCAGCGGTGGGTTCGGCAATTATTACGGATGCGGTTAAGTACTACGACGTTTATCTGCAAAAGTCGAGCGTCAATACAGAGACGTTCCGCGTTTATCTTGATTGCGATCCACGTTACACTACTATAAATCTGTACTTTATTAACCAGTATGGAATGTTTGACACGGCTCGTTTTGGCTTGGCTTCGCGGCTGAATATGAACGTCGAGCGGAAGCAATTCGAGCGGCGCGATTATTCCTTTACAAATACGTCGGTAAATTACTTTGATGCGAACAACGTCTACCGGGAAAGCGTGCTCAATTTTGGCTCAAAATCTGAATGGCAGTACAAGTTAACAATGGACTATCCGACGGACGCGGAATACCAATGGCTTGCGGAGCTAATTAACACGCCGCAAGTTTATGCCGAAATCGACGGGGACTTTTATCCGGTCAGCATTTCGGAAACCAACTACGAGTACAGCAAATATCAAAACAACCGTCTGAAGGTGTTTGAAGTGACAATAAATTTAAACCAAAAACGCTACGGCTTCCAACGATGACCAGAATTTTCATAGAAGATCAAGAGCTTGACATTACCAAGGATTTCAGCCAGCAGATAACGTATGCGGTTGATGACCTAACGAACACCGATAGCAAAGCGACATCGTTCAGTAAAACCATTGTGCTTCCTGGAACGGCGAACAATAACCGTCTGCTTGGGAATATCTTTGAGTTCGGGAATAATAACTTCACAGCCGATACTGCTCCGAATGTTTTTTACAACTTCAACGCATCAAAGGCGGCGAAAGCTAGGATGGAAATAAACGGCTTAAAAGTTATGAAGGGCGTGCTTCGGCTTTTGGAAATCATTCGAGACGGCGATTATGTTGAATATGAGGTGGCATTGTTTGGGGAGCTTGGGGGATTTTACGCATCAATGGGTGCTAGGAAATTGACCGACCTTGACTTTAGTGAATACAATCATTTCTATAACGTTACCAGCATAACAAACAGCTGGGATAACGCTAATGCCGGGGAAGGGTACTATTATCCATTGATTGACTACGGAAATACAAGTCCCGGAAATCTTGTGGACTTCAACAAAAAAAGTTTTTACTTTACTGCTTTTCGACCAGCGTTTTTTGTCAAGCAGTACATGGATAAAATCTTGACGCAGGCAGGATATACTTACACGTCAAATTTTTTTAACACCGACTTTTTCAAGCGCTTGATTATTCCTAATAATCAGAATCGGCTTGCATTTTATAGGGTAAGTATTTTCGACTCCAATCCATCCTTCGCGATGGGTACGAGTTATGCTAACATTCCGCACATTAATATCAATACAGATACATTTGTGGACGATTCAGGCGGGTTAAATAGGATATTCAAATACAATTCTTTAACTCCACTCAATGCGGTGGTTAACGCAAACCTAAACGGCACTTTCAAAGTAGTTTCTTCTAGTGACGAATTATTTGATTTTAACTCTTCAGAAAGATATGGTCGTTTCCGATTGTATAAAAACAATAATATTCTTTTATGGCAATCGAATGAAATTGGAAGCGGCGTTACTGGAACAGCATTAAATAATTCTAGACAAATTCCTTATTCAATACAGTTTCGTAGCGTGCCTATAACGATGGTACAAAATGACACATTTACGTTGAAGTTCGAAATAACAAGACGGGTTGATGACAATGATCCAACAAAATCAGCGACTTTTCAATTAGCGGTCAACTCGAACAACTCGAGCATGATTTTCAACACTCTTAACCCGGTGCTAACATCAGCAGTTTACGGCGATCGCTTGGCAGTAAATGGAACACTTCCGGCAAACATTCTGCAAAAGGACTTTTTTACTTCCATTCTGAAGATGTTTAATCTGATGGTTACTGAAGACAGATTTACCGAAAAGCATTTAGTTATTGAACCTTACGTGGATTTTTACGATACCGACGGATCGACCTATATTGATTGGAGCGATAAGGTGGACCGGAGCAAGCCGATAAAGATTAAGCCAATGTCGGAAGTGAATGCCCGGTTTTATCAGTTCAAATACAAATCTGATAATGACTACTACAACGAGCAATATCGCAAAAAATACAATGAGGGGTACGGGGATAGGGTTTATGATAACGCGCTTGATTTTGCAAAAGAAACGGACACGACTGAAGTAATATTTTCAGCTACTACTTTAGTTGGTTATTCAGGGAATGATAAAGTTTTTCCGGCTATTTACAAAAGGAATAATAATGCCGAAGAAATGGTCGAGCATAACATCAGGATTTTGCAAGCGAAAAAAATAACTGGCAGGGAAAGCTGGTACATTTATGCTGCAAATGGTAATGTACTAGCCGGTCCGCTTAATTCATATCCTTACGCTGGGCATTTGAACGATTGGACTTCGCCTTCGTCGGATTTGAACTTTGGAGTGCCAAAAGAGGTTTATTTTACAATCGGATCAGGTTCGCTTAATAACAATCTTTTCAACGCCTATTACTCGCCATACTTCGCGGAAATAACCGACAAAGATTCGCGGCTGGTAACGTGCAAAATGCGACTGAATGAGAAAGATATTTTCAATCTAGACTTCGGTCAGTTCGTGTGGGTGGATGGTGTGCTTTATCGACTGGTCAAAATCGTGGACTATACCGAAGACGACGTGTGCGAGGTGCAACTATTGAGAGCAATAAATACTACTTACTAATGATAATAAAATACTTTGACGAATTCGAGGGGACGTGGATAGACATCAGCGGCTCGACTGGTTCGACGCTCGAATACGATGGTAGTGGATGGACTTCGACACCTGAATACAGAGTTCTAATCGGAACAATAACGCAAACTGGAACGGATGCGCCAACGATTGACAGTTACAAGGATAGCGGTTACCTTGCTGGGTTGACTTTGACATACGTGGGTGCTGGTGAGTACAACATCGAAAGCGTAGACGATATCTTCGATCCTACGCTTGGCTTTTGGTGCAATTTTGCAAATCATTCTGGAATAAATGCAGATACAGTCAGCATTCAAACATACATCGTGGACGTTTCAAATCTTAAAATCTTAACCTACAAAGGCGGAAGTTTGACAGATGGCGTTCTTCTTGACACACCTTTTGAAATAAGAATATATGGCAACTAATACAGAAGTAGGAGTAAAAATAACGGTGGACGGCTCGGACGCGGTGCAATCGGTCGGTTCGATAAAAAAACAACTTCGCGAGGCAACAGCTGACCTTATTGCCATGCGTCAAAAGTTTGGCGACACTTCCAAGGAAGCGGTCGAAGCTGCCAAGCGAGTAGCGAAACTGAAGGACGAAATCGGGGATGCCAAAGCGTTCACTGATGCATTCAATCCGGATGCAAAGTTCAAAGCGTTCGGTGCTGCCCTACAAGGCGTGGCGGGTGGATTCGCGGCGGTTCAGGGAGCGCAAGCGTTATTCGGTAGCGAATCAAAGGAACTTGAAAAGACGCTCGTAAAAGTTCAGGGGGCGATGGCATTGAGCCAAGGATTGAACTCCGTCCTTGAAGCTAGGGATTCATTTAAGAACCTTGCGACGTTTGTAAAGGGTGGGTTAAGCAATGCGTTCGGCTCTCTACGTCAGGCGATTATTTCGACTGGTATCGGTGCGCTCGTGGTGGCGGTTGGTTTGCTGATCGCGAACTTCGATAAAGTCAAAAAGGTGGTCTTAAACTTCGTTCCCGGACTTGCGGCGGTTGGCGATACGATTATGGGTATTGTGAACGCGGTCACGGATTTTCTAGGCGTTACCAGCGAGGCACAACGGCAAACGGACAAGCTGATATCCGATACTGAAAAAAGAATAAAGCAGACGGAATCTTTTCTGGATGCGAATGCCGATAAATACGACGAATACACCCAGCGGAAAATCAAGGCGAATTTAGAATATAACAAAAAGCTGGTTGAGGTAAATAAGAACGAGGAAATGAGCGAAGCTGAAAAGCAGGCGCTGCTTAAACAATACCGAGACAAAGCGGACCGGGAAATCAAAAAGGCGGGAGACGATCGGCAAAAAGCAGCGGACGAGGTCGCAAAAAAGGAACGTGAAAAAGCTGATGAAGCTAGGAAAAAACGCGAGGCAATAGAAGCTGAAGCTCGTAAAAAACGCGAAGAAAAGGAAAAGGAACATCAACAAAAACTTGCGGAGCAGCAAAAGATATCTGAAGATTTTATCATTCAGCAGCGTCTGCAAGGTTTCAAAAATGAGTTTGACCGTCGGCAGTTTGAGTTGTCCGTTCAAAACCAACAAGAGATTGACAAGCAGCTCGAGTTCCTGAATCAAAAGCTAATAACGGAACAAGAGTACAATAATCGAAGGGCAATCATTGATGCGGATTTTGCTGCAAAACAAGCGGCAAATGAAGCTGAAAGGATAAAAACCAAAGAGGAAAAAGAGGCTGAAGAAAAAGCAAAAAGAGACGCGGCGGCAGCAGAGGAAAAAGCGAACTTGCAAAAGATTTTTGAAGACAGAATAAAGGACGATCAGCTTTCCTTTGAATTGCGTCAGGAATCGCTTCAGACGGCGCTTGATTTAGGTTTGATAACTCAAATCGAATATAATGAAAAATACAAACAACTATCGGAAGCTAGGATAAAAGTTGACGAAGCTGAAGCACAAGCCAAGGTTGAAAATGTCGCAAAGATTGGGGGTATGCTTTCTCAACTTGGCGATATTATCGGGAGAGAAACGGCAGCGGGAAAAGCGGCGGCGGTTGCAGCGGCTACCATTGACACTTATCAGGCAGCATGGTCAGCGTTTAAGGCAGCACAAAAAAACCCTATTGCGATCCTTGGTCCGGCTTACCCTTATATTAGTGCTGGTCTAGCGGTCGCTGGTGGCTTGGCAAATATCCGTAAAATCATTGCGGTAAAAACTCCCGGACCTTCAGGGGGTGCGAGCGTGTCCGCTCCATCAGGAGGTGCTCCATCAGTTCCTACTGCCCCACTCACTCCACAAGCAGAAACTACCTTAATCAATCAATCACAAGTCAATCAAATCGGGAACGTAGCGGCTCGCGCCTATGTCGTGGAATCGGACGTTTCCGGAAATCAACAAAGAATACAACGCCTAGAAAGGGCGGCACGAATCGCATAAATTTAACATCATGACACTACCAATTTACGAGCTGAAAATCAGCGAAAAAATGAATGAAGATGCGGAAGTTGACTACATCGCGCTAGTCGATGCTCCAGCCATCCAGCGGGATTTTCTCGCGTTCAAAGATCAATTTTTAGAACCTAGCAAGGGCGAACATGAAACGGAGTTTATTCCACGATGTATTGAATATGTAATCGGGGAAGGCAAAGATCCGGAACAAGCGGCTGCCATCTGCTATTCAAAGTGGGAGAACAGATATGCACAAGAATTTCAGGAATCCTACACCGACTATCCAAAGCAAGCGAGCGAGAATGCCAAAATAGCTTTGCGCTGGGCAGAGGAAAACGGCTGGGGTTCGTGTGGGACTCCGGTCGGCAAGGCAAGGGCAAACCAACTAGCAAACGGCGAACCAATCAGTCGCGATACCATTGCCCGGATGGCTGCCTTTGAACGTCACCGTCAGAACTCGCAAAAAGAGCTAGGCGACGGATGCGGACGTTTGATGTGGTTGGCTTGGGGTGGCGATGCCGGGGTGGAGTGGGCAAGCCGCAAGCTCGAACAAATCGAAAGGGAAAAAATGTCCTTCCGAATCATGAACGAAGAAAAGCGAATCATTTCCGGTCCGCTTATGCTGGCTGACGAATTGATCTATCGGAACAACGACCGGATGGGGGAACACTACGTGAAATTCTCCGCTGATACTATCAAAGCCATTGCCATCAAGTTTGCGAAAAGGAAATACCATAACCACGTGAACCTGATGCACGATCCGGAGCAAAAAGTCAAAGGCGTTACCATGTTTGAATCATGGATAGTTGACAAGGAGCGGGGAATCATGCCTATGAAGGGATTTGAAGGGGTTGCTGATGGAAGCTGGTTCGGTTCGTTCTACGTGGAAAATGACAACGTCTGGCAGGAAGTAAAACAAGGCAAATACAAGGGCTTTTCGGTCGAGGGTTTGTTCGACTACGACGAGCCGATAACAGCCGAAGAAAATGCCCTGAAAAAAATAGCTGAACTCTTAAACGTTACAATCACTCAATAAATATACACTACATCATGAAAGCAATCGAAGTACTCGAAAGAATCCGCGAGGTATTCAACGAAATCAACAAACCAGTTCAACCAGTCGCAATGCTCGACGCTAAATTACAAGACGGCACTATGGTACAAGTTACCGAGCTTGCTGTTGGCGGTATCGTTACCATCGACGGCGTTCCTGCTCCGGCTGGCGAACACACACTCGAAGACGGTACTATAATCGTCGTGGGTGACAACGGCGCGATCACTGAAATCAAGCCAAAAGCAGAAATCGAAATCGAAATCGAAGCTCCAGAAATGGATATGTCTTCAAAATTCGCTGCATTCGAAAACATGACTTCACAAAAGTTCAGCAGCTACGAAGCTAAATTTTCTGCTTACGAGCAGCGTTTCGCTGAATACGAAACCAAGTTGTCAAAGTATATGCAAGCGATGGAGACCTTGATGAACTTGACACAAACGCTCGCATCTGCTCCAACTGGTCAACCTGACGCGGCTGTAAAGCCACAGCAATTCAGCGAAGTGAAAAAATCTTACGACATTTTATTCTCAAAAAAGTAAACAACTAAAATCCAATACAATGGCACTCGAATTAACAGGTTTAACTAACTATACCAAGCAACTGGTTCGTCCGTTGCTGACTTCTGCGGTTATCGGCGCGAAAACCCAGCAGTTGATTATGGACAATGGTATCGTCCTGACTGGTGTAAAATCAAGCGCTGCTATTCCTTTGATGGACACCGACGCGGTTTTCCAAACTGACGGCTGCGGCTACAATCCATCAGGAACTACTAGCTTCACACAGCGCACCGTTACAGTAGGTAAAATCATGCTTGCTGAAACAATTTGCCCGAAAGATTTTGAAGCAAAGTTTACACAAGAGGCACTCCGCGCCGGTTCTACTTACACCGACTTCGGAAACGCTGAATTCCTTGATGCATACCTTGCGAAGAAAAACGCTCGCATCGCTGCACAGTTGGAAACTGCAATTTGGCAAGGTGACGCAACCGGGGCTACTGGCAACTTGAATAAGTTCGATGGTTTGCAAAAGTTGATCGATCCTACTGCAATCGACGCAAACGTGACTGGCTTCACTGGTTTGACTGGTGTGGTTTCAACCGTTAACGCTACAAACGTAATCGCTTCTACTGAAGCTATCTACAAAGCAATTCCTGCGGCAGTAATGGGTAAAGGAGACGTTAAAATCTTTGTAGGATATGACTGGTATCGCTTGTTGATCTTGGCTTTCCGCGAGAAGAATATGTTTAGCTACAACCCACAAGACGCGAACGCGAATAGCTTTATCTTGCCTGCCACTAACATCGAGATAATCGCGGTTCATGGTTTGAACGGAACTGGAGACGCTTACGCGATGAGCATGAGCAACGTAGCGATGGGTGTTGATCTTGAAGACGAAGAAGCTAGCTACAAAGTGTGGTACTCCG